GCAGAAAACACACGCGTGGAACCCTCAGAATCGATATTCTTGTAGCCGACGCCGCAGTCAGGGTTGAAAACGCACAACAAAACGGCCAAACTCGCGGAAAAACCAAGCTACTTGGGAAATATCGGTGAATACTGGTTCACCTGCGGCAGCACCTACAACTACCTCACCGTGAACCGCATCGAGGCCCTGGCTGCGCAGGCCGGCGCCGCCTGGAGCACCGGCGGCCGCGTGGCCTGGACCCCGCGCGACACCGGCAGCCTGACGCGGCAGGGCTTTGCGGGCAACCCGGTGGGCTTCCGCTCGGTCAAGCTGATCGCCGAGGCCGCCGCCGCCTTGCCGCTGGTGCTGCAGGACGCCGAGCGCCGCTACGAGACGCACCCGATCCTGTCGCTGATCGCGCGCCCCAACAGCGCGCAGGGCCGGGCCGAGCTGTTCGAGGCGCTTTATGGGCAGCTGCTGCTGAGCGGGAACGGCTATGTCGAGGCGGTGGTGGGCGAGTTGGGCGCGCCGCTTGAGCTGCATGTGTTGCGCTCGGACCGGATGTCGGTGGTGCCGGGCGAAGACGGCTGGCCCGCGGGTTTTGAATACGCGGTGGGCGGCAAGAAGCACCGCTGGGCGGTGGGCGAGGCGGGCTCGCCCATCTGCCACATCAAGAGCTTCCACCCGCAGGACGACCATTACGGCTTCTCGCCGATGCAGGCGGCCGCGGCGGCGCTGGACGTGCATAACAGCGCGTCGCGCTGGTCGAAGGCCTTGCTGGACAACGCCGCGCGGCCCTCGGGGGCGATCGTCTATAAGGGCTCGGACGGGCAGGGCACGCTGGCCACGGACCAATATGACCGGCTGCTGATGGAGATGGAGAGCCACCACCAGGGCGCCGCGAATGCAGGGCGGCCGATGCTGCTGGAAGGTGGGCTCGACTGGAAGCCGATGGGCTTCAGCCCGACGGACATGGAGTTCCAGAAGACCAAGGAAAGCGCCGCGCGCGAGATCGCGCTGGCCTTCGGGGTGCCGCCGATGCTGCTGGGGATCCCGGGGGACGCGACCTATTCGAACTACGCCGAGGCGAACCGGGCCTTCTATCGGCTGACGGTGCTGCCGCTGGCCACGCGGGTCACGGCGGCGGTCAGCCATTGGCTGGCGGGCTACACCGGCGAGGCGGTCGAGCTGCGCCCCGACCTCGATCAAGTGCCCGCGCTGGCAGCCGAGCGCGACCAGCAATGGAGCCGCATCGCGGGGGCGGATTTCCTCAGCGATGCCGAGAAGCGGCTGCTGCTGGGACTGCCGCGGCTCAGTGAGGATGACTGATACGAGAAGGGACGTCAGGACCGACGAGTGGCGCAAAAAAGGACAAGTTTATGAATGAATTAGAGCACAAGTTCCTCAAGCTCGGCGATGAGATCCGCGTCACGGATGGCGCGCAGGTCGAGGGCTATGCCAGCTATTTCGGCAAGGTCGATCAGGGCAATGACGTGGTGGCGCCGGGGGCCTATGGCAAATCGCTCACGGCGCTGCAGGCGGCGAAGCGCTCGGTCAAGATGCTCTGGCAGCACGACCCGGCCCAGCCCATCGGCGTTTGGGACGAGGTCCGCGAGGATGACAGGGGCCTCTACGTCAAAGGCCGCATCCTGGCGGATGTAGAAAAGGGCCGCGAGGCCATGGCTCTTATCGAGGCCGGCGCCATCGACGGGTTGTCGATCGGCTATCGCACGGTGCGGGCCACAAAGAATGACAAGGGCCAGCGGCTTTTGTCAGAGCTGGAGCTTTGGGAGGTCAGCCTCGTGACTTTCCCGATGCTTCCGGATGCGCGGGTGGGCGCCAAAGGGGACGCGGCAAGCGCCCCTGAGGACGCCCTGCTGCGCGAGGTGGCCGCCGCCATTCAGGCGGCCCGCCAAACGCTGGCCCGCACACCACGCGCCTAAGCCAGCTTCGTTCACTCTTAATCAAGGACCGTTTCATGAGTGAGACCGAGAAGACCCTGGTGACGGGGGCTCGGGGCGCTGCCCCCGTGCATGCGGGGCACAGCCCCGCGGAAGAGGTGAAGACGGCGCTGGCCGGCTTCGTGGCGGACCTGGGCGCGTTCCAGGCCGAGATCCAGACGAAATTTCAACAACAGGAAGAGCGACTGATGATGCTTGATCGGAAATCCCTGACCCGGGCGCGCCCGGCCCTGGCGACCTCGGCAGAGGTGGAAGCGCCGCACCAGAAGGCCTTTGAGGCCTATATTCGCCACGGCGATGACAGCGCGCTGCGCGGCCTTGAGCTGGAGGGCAAAGCGCTGAGCACGGCGGTGAACGCCGATGGCGGGTACCTGGTGTCGCCCAAGACCTCGGACTCGATCCAGGCTGTGCTGCGCACGACCGCCTCGTGCCGCGCCGTGGCCAATGTCGTCAATGTTGAGGCCGCCGCCTATGACGTGCTGATCGACATCACCGAGACCGGCGCGGGCTGGGCCACCGAGACCGCCAACGCGGCCGAGACCTCCACCCCGGATCTGGCCCGCATCTCGATCCCGCTGCACGAGCTGAGCGCGCTGCCCAAGATCTCGCAGCGCCTGCTGGACGACAGCGCCTTTGACGTCGAGACCTGGCTGGCTGGCCGTGTGGCCGAGAAGTTCGCCTGCGCGGAATCTGACGCCTTCGTGAACGGCGACGGCATCGACAAGCCCAAGGGCTTCCTGACCTACCCGACCGAGAAGGCGGGCACCGAGACCTGGGGTCAGCTGGGCGAGGTCACGACCGGCGCTGACGGGGCCTTCGCGCCCAACGACGCCGCCAACGCGCTGATCGACCTGGTCTTCGCGCTGGGCAGCCAGTACCGCGCCAACGCGACGTTCATCATGAACTCGAAGACGGTGGGCGAGGTGCGCAAGCTGAAGGACGCCGACGGGCGCTTCTTGTGGACCGACAGCATTGTTGCGGGCGAGCCCTCGCGCCTTCTGGGCTATCCGGTCTTGGTCAGCGAAGAGATGCCGGACATCGCCTCGGGCAGCCTGGCGATCGCCTTTGGCGACTTCCACGCGGGCTATACCATCGCCGAGCGCCCGGACCTGCGCATCCTGCGTGACCCGTTCTCGGCCAAGCCGCATGTGATGTTCTACGCCTCCAAGCGCGTGGGCGGCGACGTCACGGACTTCAACGCCATCAAGGTGCTGAAGTTCTCGGTCCTCTAGGTCCGACCCAGACAGGCCAGGCCGCGTGCGGTCTGGTCTAGGTCGCCTCCGCCGGTTGCGGCGGGGCGGCCGAGATGGGCGCGCGCCTGGACTTTGGTTGCGTTGTCTAGCTGCTCCCCTCCGTCCGAGCAACGCGGGGGCGCGCGCCCATTCCAACAAGAGCCCAACGAGGGGCCCCGACTTTCGGAGACGTTCATCATGATGTTAGTCGAAGAGACCACAGTTCCCTCCGAGGCGCTGCCGGTCGCGGAATTCAAAGACCACCTGCGGCTTGGCACGGGGTTTGCCGATGACGGGCTGCAGGACGGCGTATTGGCGAGCTATTTGCGCGCCGCCATCGCCGCCATCGAGGCGCGCACCGGCAAGATCCTGGTCAGCCGCAGCTATGTCTGGACGCTGACCGCTTGGCGCGACCCGCACTGCCAGACCCTGCCCGTGGCCCCGCTCTCGGCGGTCACCGAGGTCAAGCTGGTCGACAGCACGGGCGGCGAGACCATCGCCGACAGCGCCGCCTATCGCCTGCAAAAGGACAGCCAGGCCCCCAGCCTGCGCGCCGTGGGCACAAGGCTGCCGGTGATCCCAACCCATGGTCAGGCCGAGGTCAGCTTTACCGCCGGATATGGCGCGGCCTGGGGCGATCTGCCGCCCGATCTGGGCCAGGCGGTCTTTTTGCTGGCCGCGCATTACTATGAGAACCGCGCGGTGCTGGCCGAGGGCGACAAGCCCATGCCCTTCGGCGTGAGCCTGCTGATCGACCGCTACCGCCGCGTGCGGCTTTTTGGTGAGGCCTTGCAATGACCCCGGCGCTGACCCGCATGCTGACGCTTGAGGCCCCGAGCCGCACGCCGGACGGCGCGGGCGGCTTCACCGAGACCTGGGCGGCCCTGGGCACGCTTTGGGCCGAGGTGACACCGGGCACCGGCCGAGAAGCCGAGCTGTCTGAGCTGCCCGTTGCGACGGTGCCGCTGAAGATCACGGTGCGCGCCGCCCCCCATGGCGCGCCCTCACGCCCCGCACCGGGCCAGCGCCTGCGCGACGGCGCCCGGATCTTCCGGATCCTGGCCGTCACCGAGGCCGAGCCGCGCGCCCGGTTTCTGACGTGCTTTGCCCGCCAAGAGGAGGTCCGCGCATGAGCTATGCTATGGC